CATCTTGCTGGTCAATAACTAATTCTGAATACCCTAATGTTGCTAATTGATAACGCAACGCTAATAAAATGCTTTGTTCTTTCATATCTCTTTGTTTTTAATTATTAATAACATAAAAATAAGAAAAAAAAGAACACGCGCCAACCTTTTTCTGAAAAAAGTTTAAATTATTTTGAAAGATCCAAATTTTTCACTCTGTTCTTTTATATAAAGATCAATAGTGTCTTTTGTCTTATTTAAGTCTTCTAACCAGTTACCTTTGTGGCGACATCTAATAACTCGTTTTAATATATCAAATTCATATGAATTTAATTCAAAGTCATCTGCTACTTTATAAATTGTGTTAGATCCTTTATAATGTTTTTGTGTATTGATAATTTTAAGATCTTTACCTAAATTTTCAAATGTTTCTGTTACTCGTTCATGTGAACTCATTTTTTAACTCCTTTTAACATAGTTTTAATTTCTGCTTCAGTGTACCCATATAATTGTAATATAGCAGTACATTGTGATTGTGTCATGATTTCAACATAATCAGTTGCCTCCGTTTTGCTTACTAGATAGTGTTCTGATATTTGAGTAATTAATTTGTCAGAATACTTATCTTCCTTTTTACCTTTTACATACTTTGCAAAACCTTTTGAAGCTGGTAACAGGTTATGATATAAACGATAAGTTTCTTGAGGGCGCAACATTCCTATAGTATATGTTTGTAAATCATTAACCAATCCGCAAAGTTCTTGTCTCATTGACAACCAACGATTTACAATATATGGACTAAATAGTTTTTGATCGGGATCAGACCATTTTTTCCATTCTTTTTTCTTATGCGTGATTCCATCAATGAAATCAAATATTGTTGCACCCTTTTTCTCGCTCATAGTTTATATTTTAATTTTAATCGTTCTTCAAACTGGCTACCCATTGCAATTTCTACTATAATAGCATTGTCAGGTATCCCTGGTAATTTTTTATCTAAAATATCATCAATTGTTTTGTTTCGAAATGTTTTTATTTTAGTTTTTGCATTGCTCCTATTAGAAGTTTTAAAAACTATAGTAACATTATCTTTGTGATATGGACTAGACATTATTTTTGTTGTTTAAAATTTGTAATATATGAATAATCGGTTTCATACCCACCTTTTCCTTCTACGGAATAAATTGTCATATCAATTTTATATCCAGGATTTTTATCAATTCGGTTAAAAGTCCATGCATTATCCATCCATATAATTCTATTATTAGGATAAATAAAATAATTTCCATTATCCATTTTAAAAACATGGCCACATTTATGTTCTGGTGTTTCTGAAAAGTTAGTATCTAACACATTTCGATTTTCATGTGACCAATCTAATGTGAACATATACGTACCTGCTCGTTTAACACCTGTTATAGAAATTAAATCTGCACGTAATCCGGATAATCTCTCTCGTATTTGTACATCTATGTATGAAGAAAAACAGTCCCAATATACATGTTCTGTTAATGGAAGTTTTTCAGCATCACGTTTCCAACAAAATGCATGTATAGGTCTACGAGTCCAATTAACGCCATTTTCTAAAAATGATTCAAATAATGGTGTTCTCTTTTGTATAGACGCTACACTATGCACATCTGCTAATGTAAATTCACCTACGCCTTGTTCGTGATTAAATAAAAATTCATTTCTAATGAAACAAGTAATAGTTGGTATATTTGCATTTAAGTATGCCATTATTTTTTAACTTTAATTGGCTGGAATTCTTCTGGAATAGACCCACAATCATCACATCTAAACACAGGTACCGGTACCATAGTGTCTTTATCTCCTCCTGTTAAGAATTTTGATACTTTGTTGATTGCCATTACTTGTCGAAAGTATAATCCATCACATTCTTTGCATATAATCGGTTGCATATCATTTGGACCGATATTTACATTTAATTTACTCATAGTTCTCCTAATAAATTTATAAACATTGCCATTATGTTAATTTCTTTATCAACCACACTCGCATCTTTGTACTGAGATTCTGCAATAATCAATATAACAGCTCCAATATGACCTGTTGCATACTCATCTAAGTTATCATATAAGAAAGTATATAATGGCGTAAAATCTTTTACTTTGCTATCCGCAATAATTTGTCGTATTTTTGTAAACGCACCTTGTTTGTTTTTTGGATCACGTAACACATCTAATACTTCTGTCATATAATTAGCTTGTATAGCACTTGCTTTGTCTAATTGCAATTTGCCATTCACTACAGATGCTTGTGCTGCATTGATAGCTCTTCTAATATCCGGATATGACGCATTAATAATAGATGCAACATCTCGAATATCATATTCAACTTCTTTTTCTTCTAAAACCGAAACCAAGCGCTTTGCTACATCTGTTTTACTCGGCGGGGCAATTGCGAATGTTTGACATCTAGATTGAATTGGATCAATAATCTTTTCTACATAATTACATGTTAAAATGAATCTAGTAGTTTTGCTATATGTCTCCATCAAGTTACGAAGAGCTGCTTGGGCATTGGGAGTTAAATAATCTGCCTCATCTAGAATAATGATTTTCCAACGTCTAAATCCTACAGTTGACGCATACCTCTTGATCTTGTCTCTAACGGCATCAACCGAGTTTTCATCTGAGGCATTAATATACATAATATCTGCGTCAACCGACCCAGCAATAATCTTTGCCAACGTTGTCTTACCAGTCCCAGCTGTGCCATAAAATAGCAAATGTGGAACATCGCCATTAGCAATAAAAATTCTAACTTTTTCAATAATGTGCTCATTTCCAATATAACCATCTAAAGTATCCGGGCGAAATGATTCTACCCATAATGTATTTTCTTGCGTTCCGTACATATTATATTATTTATTTTCCTGTTGATCCAAATCCACCATCTCCGCGTTCCGAATCGGATAATTCTTGTGCTTCAACTACTTCTATTATAGGATAAGGAATTATTACCAATTGTCCAATTCTTTCTCCAATTTTATATTTGTTCGAAGCAGGTCCGGCTGTCTTATTAAATGCAAATTGAATTTCTCCACGATATCCACTATCAATTACGCCTACCGAATTAGAAAGTTCTAATTGATATTTTCTAATTGACGATCGTGGAAATAATAATCCAACATGTCCTTCTGGTATTTCTATTGCTATACCGGTCATATACACAACCTGATCATGCCAATCTCGCAAATCGATAGCTGTTATATCTAATCCAGCATCCCCAGCTTTTGCGTAGCTAGGGATAACTGCATTCTCGTCTAATTTTTTAAACTTTACTTGCATATATTAATTCTGTAATTGTACTAACCAATAAGATGATTCAAAATCAGGACCAATGAAATCGATTCGAGCCAATCCGTCTGGAGATACATGCAATGTTCCTTGATCACCTTTATTTGCATTTAAAACTTCTTTTAATTTATCTGCTGAGAAACAGATTGGATCCATATCTGCTACTGGAGTATTACCCATTTCAAATGAAATATTATCTGCATTAATAGTTGTGTAATTAATTACGAAAATAATTTTACCACCTTTTACTTGAACCGCAAAATTCTTAGCATCAGGCAATGCATTTTTTGCTTTGATAAATTTAGTAATAAAATCATCATCAACATTGATATCTACTAAATATTCTGGTTCTTGATTAATACTAGGTACTGCCGGAATTACGGTTGTATCAGCCAACATAAACGTTAACTTAGTTGATCCCTCGCTTATTTTCATTGCATAATTTTTACCTGCAGCATCTTGTACTTGTATATCGATATTTTCACCAACAGCACTTAACATTTTTGTCAATGCACCTGTATGATTAATTCCTAATGAGCCTTTCATGAATGGACTTGTTTTCCATTGCAACTTTCCAACAATTGTTTGATCTTGATCGATTAATTCACAACCAACACCTGATTCATTTTCCTTCAATGTAACCGCTTCACAGTTTCCTGCTAAATAATAACGATTAATAAACGATTGTAACTTACTTTTTTCCATTTTTTACCTTTTAAAATTTAAAGAATTCTGCGAATTTATTTGCATCAGTGGTTGAAATTGAATCTCCACCGAATTTTTTATATGTCTTTTTATATTTTGAATATACGTGCATTGCATTATCTGGATCTGCAAACATATCATGTAGTGATACAATAACATTGAATAATTCTGCTGGAATTGCTGTTTCTAACAATTCAACATGACTATCTACAATCTTATCAACATCTTTTGCCAATTGGCAATATAAATGTGTATTATGAACTACCATACGTGGCATACCTTCTTGCGAATAACGATCTAACCCGTCTTGTGTTTGTCCACCTAAATATTCATATGTAAAATCTCTACATGCTGGACAATCTATACTACAAGGGACATGTTTTGTTTTATCAATTGATACAGTGTCTTTGCCTTGTTTAATATGAGTTTTTCTTCTATACTCGGCATTCTTAGGGAAATACAATTCCGTAAAAGTTTGAGTTTTATAGTTAGTTGAGTGCAAATATGTACCATATACCGGATATTGGCCTGGAGATGAAGAATCCGTAGATAACTGTACTCTACCCTTTGTCAAATCATTCAACAATTTTTGTAGTGTCGATAATATGAAGAAATCTGATATTTTTGAGATACCTAATAAGTGTATATATTGCACATGTGCTTTCTCAAATTCACGTTCTTGAAGCATTAATGCAATTACATACATAAAATCTACAAGACGCTTAGGACCTCCGATACACCAACCGTTAAAGTCAAAATCTTTAAACTTATGATACCAAGTATTATATTCTTCGTTATATGTTCCTTGAATAACATTTAAAAACTTAGTTTTACCTGATTGATGTTTTTCGAACCATTTAAAATTATCAAATGAAATATCCATAGAATCTTGAAAACGATTCTCAAAAGTAACACGAGGAGGAATATCCAAGTTTGCTGCTACATCTGAATTAGCTTCTAACCAATGAAATATTTTTTCTCGAATTGTGCTATCCCATTTTAATGCACCTGTAGCAATCTGGAAACCTCCTGAATCACCAAATACTAATACATTATCATCGAGGCCTAATTGCTGACGGAAATCCATTTTTTTATAATGGTGTCCTGCCGTAATTAGGAAATATGGATGTCTCCATTCTTCTGGATAATCTTTTCCAAAAAATCTCATCGTAGTGCCATCACTAAACTTTGTATCTTTTTTGAAAGCAGATACCATCGATCCTGCTGACAGCGACGGATAGTATATAAACTTTTTACTCATTAGTTACCTTTGTTATTAAAATATTGATTAATTAAATGCTGGCAATATTCTTTTTCATGCCAAACATTAAGTTCTTGTGTCACATCATTAATGATGATATATGCTTCAGTTCTTCTACCTAAATCTGCTATATCTGCAAAATCATAATAACGATTATAATCATTGTTACATACTCGATCCAATACCTGTACTGCATCTACTACTGAAAATGGAGTATACATTCGATTATCTGGAATAAATTCTGGAAACGATCTAAAGTTTGGAAATACTACATCACAACCAAAACAAGTAGATTCTAATACTGTCCAGGAAACATAATCTTGAAGTGAACTATTAAATTGAATACGAGCTGTTGCTAATTCATGATAATATTCTTCTTTAGTCAGATTACTCAGCAATTTAAATCTAGGTTGTCGTTTTGCTAACTCTTCCATTGCTTCAATTACACCAGGTACCATAGATTTAAATGATTTACCTGATGTCGTCACGTGCCAAACATAATTTGGATTATCCGTTAAAAATGATTCAGCTACTTTCATCATAAAGAAAGGATTCTTTTCTTTATCAAATCGACTTGAATATACAATTTTATTTTCACGAGGACTAAGTGCACTATATTCAGGATATTTTGCTAAAGTTAATTCTTTATGCAATGGCAATGAAACTACATGTATAGGTGCTTCAAATCCTGCTGATCTGAGTTGATCTCGGTGTATTGTGGATCCTACGAATATTCCTGACATTCGTTTGTCTAAACCTAATTCAAATCCTCGCATCCATGTACGCATTGGCCAAGTGAAGTCATATTCATCTACACTTTGTGCATGTAGCATTGCATATATCTTAACCGTTATGCCATATAAATCTAATGCATACAAAATAGATTCAATTCCAGGATGCCAATAGTCTTGCAAAAATATAATATCACCATCTTTGACTTGATCTGCATTTAACATATCTAAGAAGTTGCTACATTGACTCATAGCAAATTTACCTCTGCCTACTGCATCTAATACAGCCCCAACTTTAATTTGTTGATCTGGATCGAAATCTCCTTCTACATCTATAAATTTAACCGCACCTACTTTTTCATAAGGTGCAAATGTTGCTGGCATCCATTCTTTTGAAAGCTGATATGTGTATCGAGCTTTAAGTGGTTCTAAACCAAAATAAAATAAGTTTCTCATCTTTCTATAATTGCTCCGTTTTCAAAATCTTCCCATACTTCCACTTTATATAAACTAGGAAATGCATCTAATAACCATTCACCAATCATTTCGCAAGACATAGAACCAAATTCTAATATATTTGTCTCGGAACTTGTGAATCCTATGCGAAGACTTTTTTGTATTTTTCTATTTAACAGAATGAATTCTTCGTCCCTATCAGTATGCGTTACATGTGCATAACAACGAAATCCAAACATATGTCGATGTCTTTCCGATAAAAATGCTACTTCTGGAAATACAAATTTGGCATCTGGCCAACAATGAAATCCTTCAATACTAAATGTTACTACTACGCTGTACTTCATCTGCTATTAATTTTTTAAATTTAGTTGTAGACCAACCATGGTCTCTATTTATGTAATGAATTTGAATTGGTAAATCGTCACCGGTAAAAGATTTACCGATATAATCATCACCTAAGAATCTTACATCATAATTACCATCTTTTAGCATATAATATAATTCTGATTCTGTGTTATATGCAATAACTGTATCTATATCCAATGCAAACAATATTTCACGTCGTTCGTCGACAGTTAAAACCGGTTTCATTTTCTCGGGACGCTCAATAGTAGGATCATCATGCAACAATACCACAAAATAATCACAATTTTCTTTGCATTCATGAAACATTCGAATATACCCTGGGTGAATAACATCGAAGTTGCCTGCTATTACCCCAGTTTTCATAGTTCTTCGTCAAATTTATAGTTATCTGGATTAATTTCCATCATATTACATTTAGTAACTTGATGAACACGATACCAACCGGCATCTACACTAAATGTATCGGTATCTTTTAGCAGTTGTACTGCATCGTCTTGTACTCGATATATAATGTGGCATCTATTAAACAGATCCGGAGGAATGTTCTTTAAAGTGTCTTTATTAGCTTCTATAGTAACAACCCCATTTGTTGTATCTAAAATTTCTCGAATTGCTTCAAAATGAGCAGTACTTTTAGTTTGAATCATTTTAGAAACATATTC